CACTTGGTTGTTGCGACATGCGTATTCTGAAAGCGGTACTCCGATATACGCATTCGAATCTCTGTATGGGTTTAAGATTAAAAGTCATAAAACATTATCAGACCAAACTTCAGTCGGTACATATAAATTCAACTTCTTGCAGCAGAGCAATCCAGGAACTCCTAAAGGATATGAAGAAACTAAGTATAAGATTATAACTATGTCCAGTGATTTAAATTCATCTAAGTACTTGATGTCTGCTAGAGGAGCATATGCTTCTATCACTAGAGTTATCGATGTAGCTAAGAAAAAGTATTATGATGTTAAATATGATTATAATAGTAAATTCTCGCAGTTACCTAATATGAGTAGTGGCAGTGGTGGAAAGAAGTTGATCTCATCAAGTTTTAAAATTAAAGATCAGACACTGAACAAACACCCCGATGCACTGACTATACACCTTAACGAGAATTCTATGGCATATGATACATATAAGAATTATCACGACCCAGCGATACATTCCATAGGTTCTCACCAATCTGTTATGGAAAACATCGACAGTATCACTCATAGTATAACCATCCATGGAGATTTGGATATAAATGCTGGTAGAAAGATCACTATTGAAGCACCTAAGTCAATCGATCCACAGGTGCTAAATAAGATCAAAGAGAAAGATGCTAAGAAATCTGCTCTACACGATATGATGGTCTCGGGAGATTATCTGATTACTGCGGTTAAACATAACTTCGGTTCAGAATACAGTTGTGCATTGACCTTGAAAAAAGATTACAGTTACTATTCATTAGATTCGGCGGAATAATATTATGTCAGCATTTACAGCAGATCAATACATTGATGGGCAGTTCACTTGGTTCACAGGGGTTATTGAAGACCGGATGGATCCTGAGCAAATGGGGCGTGTGCGTGTTCGTTGTTTCGGATTTCACACAGAATCTCGTGGGTTGATCAAAACATCAGATCTTCCTTGGGCTACCGTAATGATGCCTGCGACAGGAAGCACCATGTCCGGTATTGGTAATACACCACATGCATTACTGCCTGGGACATGGGTAGTTGGATTCTTCAGAGACGGACCTTCTGCACAAGACCCTATCATCATGGGTTCTATCGGTGGTGTGCCAGATACGAAACCAGACTCTGCTAAAGGATTTTCTGATCCGTCAGGAAACTATCCTACTATCGTTGGTGAACCAGACGTTAACCGCCTTGCAAGAGGTGTCAACACTTCGCCATATGCAGTAGATATTAGTATATCTGAACCAGAAGTACCATTCGCAGCAACTTATCCATACAACAAGGTTATTGAAACCGAGTCTGGGCACAAGATTGAGTTGGACGATACGCCTGGAGCAGAACGTATTCGTGTACATCATCACTCAGGTTCGTTCATAGAAATGCATCCAGAAGGTGATGTAGTGTTTCGTCAAAAGAACAAATATGATATTGTAATTGAAAACGACAGTTGTCACGTTCAAGGGAATATCAATCTTCTGGTAGACGGTAACGTAAAGCAATTCATCCGAGGTAATTTAGATGTGTTCACCGCAGGTAACATGGCATTTAAAGCTGGTGGAAACATTTCATTCGATGCTGCTGGAGGTTACTCAGAAGCTGCTAGTACGATTAATATGAACAGTGCACCAGCAAACCCATTCGGGCCGGATGCGCAAAGGTTGGTTCTAGCACTGGCAGGATCTAATGCAGCATTTGATGATGACGAGCAAGGGGAGAATGCAGACCTAGTTGTACCTTCAGAAGATATTAAAGTTGAACAGGTGATCACACCAGACAATACTCCAGAAGTTGCTAAACCAACACCTGAACCACAAGTATGCGATGGAATCACTGATGCTAATATTACAGACTCGATGTTGTTATCACCTAACTTCACATTAGCAAGGTTGTCCTCTGGTGCGGTATTCAAACATTCCGTACAAGCTCAGGCTGGATACACCAAGGCAGAGATTGTGTGTAACTTGAAAGCACTTGCAATAAACATACTTGAACCATTATTTGCGCAGTATCCTGGAATTAGAGTTAATTCTGGATTCCGTACAGTAACAAAGGGTAAGTCCCAACATGAACATGGAATGGCGTGTGATATTCAATGGCCGGGGATCTCCAACAAAGAATATCTTGCTAGAGCGCAATGGATTAAGGCCAACTTGCCGTATGACCAATTGATATTTGAACATGGAAACTCAATATGGTTACACCTAAGTCACAACCGTGTACTTACTAACAATAATATCAAACAACGTAATAAAGTTCTTACGTATTATCCACAGGTCAGTCCCCAGTATAAGACTGGTATAACCCTACATTACGCATAATTATGCCAGCAATAGTAAGAGACGGCGATCCAACTACTACCGGACATGGATGTGATGCTGTGACTACAGTAACCGGGCCATCTGGTAATGTGTTTGCAAATGGTATTGGTGTAGAGCGTCAAGGAGACCCTACTTCACCACATACCATTCCTGCCGGTTCAGCATGTGTACCACACTCCGCTGTGATCAACGTAGGGTCTTCAAACGTATTCACCAATGGCATACCTACTGCGCGAGTAGGAGACTCTACTGACGGAGGCGCAATAATAGCAGGTTCATCAAACGTCTACGTAAATTAATCATTGCCAAAATTCAATTAATATGGTATAATATTCATTGGTCCAGCAGGGTAGTAGCTAAGAAATAGTATATAAATAATAACATGAGTACAGAAACACTATCAGACTACAACGTATCAGGCCAGAGAACAGCGCTCGTTTCAAGAACTAAGCAATATTCTGACCTGAACCTATCGTTGATACCACACCCTAATAAGAAGGATATTATACCTCTTACGGATACCGACGCCGTTCGGAATTCTGTTAAGAATTTAATATTAACTAGTAGGTATGAACGACCATTCCAGCCCGCATTAGGTTCTGGTATCAGTAGCCTTCTTTTTGAAAACTCGAGCCCAGACACTTTATTCTTGATTAAATCATATATCAAAGATGTAATTTCTAATTATGAACCAAGAGTAAGTGGCGTCAGGGTACTCGTAGAAGATGATTCTGATAATAATGCATATTATATAACTGTGTCATTTAATATAGTTTCTGTAGATACTGAAGCGAACGTCCAATTATACTTAGAGAGAGTCCGATAATGGCAGTCAATTTAAACGTAACTGAATTAGACTTTGATCTAATCAAAAATAACATTAAGAGTTATCTTTCTGCTCAAGGTAAGTATAACGATTATGATTTCGAGGGTTCTGGACTTTCTATCCTACTAGACATTCTTGCATATAATACTCACTATAATGCTATGACCGCGCACTTGGCGTTAAATGAAGCATTCTTAGATTCAGCACAAATTCGTGGTAACGTAGTTTCACATGCTAAGCTTTTAGGGTATATCCCACGTTCTGTTACAGCACCAACTGCTCTAGCGAGAATTGTTGTAAATAATCCAATCGGAACACCAGTTCCATCTACTCTAACTTTATCTAGGGGTGCTAAACTAATCACCGTTATCGATGGTGAAGAATATGTATTCGTAGTAGCTGATTCTAGAACAGTCCCACATGACCTTGTTGCAAATACATTCACATTTGATGATGTTGCTATCAAACAAGGTACATTAAAGACTATGACATATAGAATTGATGAGTACATGGAAACTCAGAAATTTGAAATCCCTGATGAAGATATTGATACTACAACTATTCGTGTTCGAATTAAAGCGAATGATAACTCCAGTAAGTATGAAATCTACACTCAGTTTACTACACTTGCAAATATTAATTCTAATAGTAAAGTCTTTTTTATTCAGGAAAATAGTGCTGCTAAATTTGAAATATATTTTGGAGATGGTATTATTGGTAGTAAACCAACTTCTGATAATATTGTTGAAGTTGAATATGTTTATACTGGTGCTGAAGATGCCAATGGCGCCCGTACATTCGAAATGGTTTCTGAAGTAGAAGGCAATTCAGATATCACTGTAACTACTGTATCCGTATCTGCTGGTGGAGCGGCCAGGGAATCTATCGAGTCTATTAGGTTCAATTCTCCATTGACCTATATCACACAGAACCGAGCGGTAACTGCTGATGATTACAAGGCGATCATCCAAAAAGAGTATGGCGACATCGAGGCAATATCTGTATGGGGTGGAGAGGATGCAAGTCCTCCAGACTATGGTAAAGTATTCATCTCGATAAAACCATTGACCGCAGAAGTACTGACTTCTGCTGAAAAGTCATTTATCATAACCAATGTTCTTAAGTCAAAGAATGTGGTTTCCATTACCCCAGTAATGATAGATCCACAGTACACATATATTAAACTAGAATCATTTTTTAAATACAACCCGAACTTAACCGATCGCACTCGAGCAGAATTACAAGCGCTGGTTTCCGGTGTTATTAAGACATATAATGATACAGAACTGA